TCCGGTAGGTACAACCGCTGAACGTCCTTCAGGTCCTTCAGCTGGTTATGTTAGATTTAATACTACAACTGCTACACTCGAACAACACGATGGATCTAATTGGACATCAATGGCAAAACCACCAATTATTTCTACAGTATCATATAGTGGATCTGCTACAGCTGTTGATCCAGACGGTGGCGATACTATTACAATTTCTGGTACTAACTTTAGTACAGGTGTTAATGTTTTATTTGGTACTACATACGCTACTTCAGTTACAAGAACAAACAGTACATCATTAAGTGTTACAGTTCCAGCATTAAGTGCTGCTGATTATGATGTAACAGTTATTAATAATGATGGTATGCAAGCAATCTTAACTGATGGATTATCGGTTAATGGTACACCAGCATTTAGTACTGCTTCTGGTAGTTTAGGTAATATTATTAATGATGTTGCAATAACTAAAATTACTATTGTTGCATCCGAAGATGATTCAGGTGATATTTCATACACAGTTACTACGGGTTCATTACCAACAGGATTAAGTATTGATTCTTCAAGCGACTCAGCTGGAACGATTAGTGGAACACCAACAGGTTATACTTCAGAATCTACAGTAAACTTTACGATTACTGCTACTGATGATGAAAATCAAACAACTACAAGAGATTTTAGTTTAACAGTACTTGTTAAATTTTATAGTTATACTATAGACCAATCTCTTAGATTTAATGATGATGACTCTGCTTATCTAAGTTGGACACCATCATCAAGTCCAACTGGTGGAAGTCAAACATATACAATAAGTTTTTGGACAAAGTTAGGCAATATGTCTAGCAGTTATGGTGGTAATACTGATAATGTTCAACCTTGGTTTCACGCACGACAAGCGGCAGGATATTACAACATTTCTACTGTTGGTATGTATTTAAACCAACTACAATGTTCTGGTGGTTCTGAAAATAATGATGATAATAGTTTTATTATTCGATATAGTGGAAAATTATTAGACCCATCTGCTTGGTATCATATTGTTATGGCAGTTGATACAACCCAAGCAACAGCAGACAATAGAGTTAAACTTTACTTAAATGGTGAACAAATTACTGAATCTGACTGTAGTATTTATAGACAACCACCACAAAACAATGTTCATGGGTTTGGAAAAAGTGGAGTATATCAAGGTATTGCTAGAGAAATTTCTGATGCACAAAATGAATTTGATGGTTATTTAGCAGAGTTTCATGGTATTGATGGACAACAACTAGACCCTACAGACTTCGGTCAAACTAAAGAAGGTGTATGGGTTCCTAAAGCTTATTCTGGTTCTTATGGTACTAATGGTTTCTATTTGGATTTTGATGGCACATACTATAACGATAAATCCGGTAATGGTAATAACTTTACTGCTAGTGGTCTGGCAGCAACAGATGTAGTACCAGATAGTCCTACGAATAACTTTGCTACTTGGAATCCATTAAACAAACAAAACATAGATTTATCAGAAGGTAATTTAAAAATAGACCCAACAAGTGGCGTTGAAAACATAGGTTCAACTATGCTTGTTAATAGTGGTAAATGGTATTGGGAATTGTATCCAAATAGTACAAGCGAAGGACATTATGTAGGAATTGCAACACCAGAAAGATTATTAAGTGAAAATGTATATTCTTCTAACAGTATATTATTTAACGAAGGTAGTGGTTTATATACATCTTCAGCACAAGGTAGTCAAAGTGGAGATTCTTGGGCAAACTCATCTGATGTAGTTAGATTTAAACTAGACTTAGATAATCAAACATTTGGTTATGCTGTAGGTAGTGGTTCTTTTACTACAGTAACTATTACAAGTTACGATAGTCATACATCTGGTGAATACTGGGGTGCTTGGTATGGTAACTCTAGTGGTTCACAAGCAATGTGGTGGAACTTCGGTCAAGACTCATCCTTTGCAGGTAACAAAACTGCACAAGGCAATCAAGATGGTAACGGTATTGGTGATTTTTATTATACTCCTCCAACTGGTTATCTAGCATTATGTAATGAGAACTTACCAGATGATAATACGTTTGAATTAGATACTGGTGAAAAGCCAAGTGATCATTTTAATATTGTGACATACTCAGGAACTGGTGTTAACCCAACAACTCACACGGGCGTTGGATTCCAACCAGATTTGGTGTGGCTGAAAGCAAGAAACGCAGCAGACAATCACCCAGTATTTGATGTGATAAGAGGTGCAGGCGAAGTAATCTATACTAATACTTCTGATGCTGAAGCAACAACATCTCATTTTATTTCTTTTGATTCTGATGGTTTTACTACTACAGCAGATAGTGGTTATAATTCAGCAAGTCGTACTTATGTTGCATGGTGCTGGAAAGCCGGTGGTACTCCTGTTTCAAACACAAATGGTGATATAACATCTTCTGTATCAGCTAATACAACAGCAGGATTTAGTATTGTTAGTTGGGTTGGAAACAGAGGTTTAACAGACCCAGAAATCGGACACGGATTAAGTAAAGCACCTGAAATGATAATTCTTAAAAACAGGGATGATGCAACAAGATCTTGGACAGTTTTTGTAGATTCATTAGGTGCAAATAAAAACTTAGTATTAAATAGTAGCTCTACAACAGGAACAGGAACAGGTCGTTTTCCAGCAGTGCCAACAAGCACTACATTTACTACAGGTGCAAGTGATGAAACAAATGGTACTGGCGACAATATGATTGCCTACTGCTGGCACTCTGTTCCTGGTTATAGTAAAGTAGGTTCATTTACTGGTAATGGTTCATCTGATGGTATATTTGTTTATACTGGATTTAGACCTAAATTTATATTATTTAAAGACACAGATACAGCATATCATTGGGCAATTCACGATACTGAAAGAGATACTTATAATGTTTCTAACGAGCAACTTTATCCAAATACGACAGATGCTGAATATGATAACGGTGCTGTTCTTGATTTTTTGTCTAATGGTTTTAAATTTAGAACATCTGGGTATGTTAATGCTAGTGGTAGTGTTAGTATTTACATGGCATTTGCAGAAGATCCGTTCAAGTATGGTAATGCAAGGTAGTATAAATATATAAATAAGATATAAAATAGAGAAATTTTATGGCAAACCCAACATCAAGAGATACATTAATCGATTACTGCTTACGTAGTTTGGGTGCACCTGTACTTGATATTAACGTAGATGAAGATCAAATTGAAGATAGAATTGATGAAGCAATTCAATATTATCAAGAGTTTCACTCAGATGCAACTCAAAGAGGTTATTTAAAACATCAATTAACTTCTGCAGATATTACAAATAAGTATATTACGTTAACGACAGATATTCAATTTGTTTCGAGAATGTTTAGAGTATCATCTACATTTGCTCAAACTGGTAATATGTTTGATATTAAATATCAAATGGCATTAAATGATATGTGGGATCTTACTAAATGGGCTGGTGATCTTTCATATTATGAGCAATTACAACAATATCTTTCTACATTAGATATGAAACTCAATGGTTCACCTATTGTAGATTTTGTACGTAAACAAAATAGACTTTATATTCATGGTAATATTGAAGATGAAGATTTAAAAGAAAACGATTATATTGTTTTAGAAACTTATACAACTATTGATCCTGATACACATACCGCAGTTTATAACGATTTGTGGTTAAAGCAATACTGTACATCATTAATTAAGAAACAGTGGGGTCAAAACTTAATGAAGTTTGAAGGCATGCAATTACAAGGAGGAGTCATCATTAACGGAAGACAAATGTATGATGATGCTCTAGCAGAAATATCAGAACTGCAAGAGAAAATCAGATTAGAGCATGAATTTCCGGCAGACTTTTTTATAGGATGACATGGCTAAAAATATTTACTTTCCAGAAAAGGTTAGATCAGAACACGAGCTGTACGAAAATTTAGTCATAGAATCTTTAAAGATTTATGGCAATGAAGTCTATTACCTTCCAAGAGATCTAGTTAACGAAGATACTATCTTTGGTGATGATCCTGTATCATCATTTAATTCCTCATATAAAATCGAAATGTATATTGATAACATTGAAGGTTTTGATGGTGAGGGAGATCTATTTACAAGATTTGGTGTAGAGATTCGTGATGAAGCAACCTTTGTAGTATCAAGACGTAGATGGTCTCAAATCATTGAAAGATATGATAATGATATTACTGGTGAAAGACCAAGAGAAGGTGATTTAATTTATTTCCCTCTTACAAATAAGTTATTTCAAATCAATCATGTAGAACACGAACAACCATTTTATCAGATTGGTAATATTAACACATATAAGATGCGTTGTCAATTATTCGAGTATACTGGAGAAGATCTCGATACTGGTATTGATGAAATTGATGAAGTACAAAATGATTACTCATATACATATTTAGTAACAACAGATTCATCAAGTGTACAAGATCCAACAAATCAGAATTGGCAAGCTTTACAAACACTATCAGATGGTACTATTGTTTCTGGTGAGGTATTAGCTTATTCTGATTCAGATAATATATGGCATATTGGAAATGTTGGTGCTGATGATGGTAAATATCATTCATTTACAACTGGTACATTAGTATTACGAAGTGGTAGAGTTGATCAACTTGGTGATTATATTGATTCATCATTTACAATTACTGCAGTGACTGAACAAAATAATGTAGCACAAAACGAACAGAATGATGATTTCTCAGATTTTGGTGATGATTTCTTAGACTTTACAGAAACAAACCCATTTGGAGAACCTAGCTAATGAGCGACGATATTTTTGATTTCGGCTTTACTGCAGTCGATGAAAACGAATTAGAAGCAGTACAACAGGTTAGTGCTAAAACTGCAGAACTAGAAGATACTGCATTAAGTACACAGGAGAAATTAGATAAATTATATAATGCTATTACACCATTATTAAATAATCTTAAGAAAAATCCAGAGAAAGAATACATTCTTTGGCCTGATAGATTAAATAAGGTAGAACAATTTGAAACACATTTACAGGGAATATATAATAGCTAATGTTTGGTAGTCATTTTTATCACGAGAAAACACGCAAATGTGTAGCAGCATTTGGTAGATTGTTTAACAACATCTACGTGGTTCGCAATAACGCGAGTGATGGAGGCTATGGTCAAACAAAAGTACCATTATCATATGCACCTAAATCAAAATATCTGGAGAGAATTAGAGAAAATCCAGATGTATTAACAGATACAAAAATAGCTCTCAAATTACCAAGAATGTCATTTGAAATAAATGGTATTACATTTGATAGCACAAGACAACTACAAAAAGTAAATAGCGTAAGTGGATTAGCCGCTTCTGGTTCTAATGCAGCTAGAAGTAAATTATATACTGGCGTTCCATATATTCTTTCTTTTCAATTAAACATTTATGCAAAATCACAAGATGATGCATTACAAATAGTAGAACAAATTTTACCAACTTTTAGTCCTCAATATTCTTTAACAATGATTCCATATAAGAATGAACTTCCTGATTATAGAGAAGATATTCCTATTACAATCGTTGGTGTAGGATTCAATGATGACTTTGAAGGTGAAGTGGGAGCTAGACGTACAATCGTCTACAATTTAGATTTTGAAATGCGAGTTTCTTATCACGGTGGATTTAGTGATGGTGAGATTATTCGTAAATCAACATCTAAACTTTATGAAATGGATGCAGGTAATCTTATTGCAGATTCAGATGGATTTGTAAGTAGAGTAGAGATTACACCTGATCCAACAACTATTATAGGATTAGCAGACAGTGACTTCGGATTCACAGAAACATGGTATGACTCAGCAGGTTGATAAGAATCAATCACGAGATTACGATTACTCAAGAGATACATACTATGAACTAATAGAAAAAGGCAAGGAAGCTCTTGAGGATATGATTGAAGTTGCGCGTGAGTCAGAACATCCAAGAGCATTTGAAGTTCTATCAGGTATGATTAAAAATATATCTGATGTGAATGATAAATTAATGGATCTCAATAAAAAGACAAAGGATCTGGAAAAGAAAGAAGACGTGAAGCAAGTAGAAAATCAACAGAATAATTTCTACTTAGGATCAACTGCCGACATACAAAAAATGTTAAGGCAAACTGAGAATATTATTGATGCAGAACCAGACGACAACATACCTAGGGAATCCTAATGTAAAGAGAGATGGCGTTCAAGAATCTTGGACTCCTGAACTACTTACAGAATATCAGAAATGCATGATGGACCCAGTCTATTTTGCAGAGAAATATGTTAAAGTTATTTCTCTTGATAGAGGTTTAGTCCCTTTTGAATTATATCCATATCAAAAGAAAATGTTTTCTCAGTTTAATTCTGAGAGATATAATATTGTATTAGCATGTCGTCAATCAGGTAAATCTATATCTGCTTGTGCTTATCTTCTTTGGTTTGCATTAT